TTATTATTGTTTTCTAATTTAAATTAAATTAATTAAATATTTTTACATATATATGACAATGATGAACAAATATGGAGGAATAAGAAAATCGATTGAAGATGTAGATTTTAAATACATTGAAGACCCAATTAGAATCATGTGGTCAAAAAGTGTTATAAAAAATGTTCAAAAAATAGTAGATTTTATATCAACTATTCCATTTGATAGTTTTAGTTATAATGGAGATATTTATTATTCAATTGTAAAAAATACCACAGTAAAAGAAAAATCTTTCAACTCAAAAATATCTATTCCAGAAGTTGAACCAATAGTTTTAAATTATGTAAAATCTAATTTAGCTATACCTGCAGGTCAGAAAAACATCATATCATATAATTTTTTTGGAGGAACAGTATTTGAATTATTAAATGATAATTATACAAATGTAAATTTATATAAATATACTGATCCTACAAGTGATATTGATGTTTTAATAAATACAAATAACAATATTAAAACATTTGTAAATAATTATAAAAATCTTTTAGAAGATATACAGCATGAAGAAGAAGATGAACTATATTACTATTTAATTGAAAGTAAAAATACATTAGTTTATGAAAATGAAAATGGAATTGTAATGATTAATCCATTTACAAAAAGCATCGCAGATTTTATATATGATAATTTATTAGAAAATTTAAATAGATTAAATTTATTTTTTGAAAATTCGGTTCAATTTGAAGATCATGAATATGAATTAATTGAATATAGAATGCGTGACAGTGAGTTAGGATACAAATCTACTGAAATTGGAAATACTAACGCAAAATTAATTTCTTATTTTGATGAAGATTTTAAAACATTCAGAATACAATTAGTTTTAAAAATTAAAAATGAAACTCACCAAATTATAGATCATTTTGTTGAATTCTTAATTAAAGAACCACAAATTTTTAGTAAAACTAAAACTGAACTACGTAAAGTTATAGAAGATACTACATATACATATAACATTTCTAGTTTAGTAGTTCTTTTTTATGATAATTTAGATGCTTATATAAAAAGACAAAACTTACTTATTGAAAATAAAATAGATACAAGACATAAAGGGTTAAACCATATTTTACGATTTATATATTTATTAGATTTAATTAAACAAAATCCAAATATATTTTATGAATTGACAATGAATTCAACTATTAATTCAGTGAACTACGACAAACGTACAATCGCACTTAATTTAAATAAAACTTTGTTGAATTCATATATTATTTATATTTATATTGATGGAAAAAATATATATAAAAAAATTGAAACTAAGTATATTTTTAAAGCATTTCAAAGTTTAATATTAGATTTTTTTAAAACTTCACGTCTTCCAACTCGTAGTAAAGAACTTCTCAGTGAAACAACATTAACAGAAGAGAAAATGTATAATATATTATCTAGATTTTTTGATTTAAATTCTTCACCTTTCAGACGTTTTATAATGAATTCTAAAAAAAATATCAAATTTGATGAAATTATTGACGAGCAAATTGTTGATGGAACAAATGACAACGTACAAATCGAACAATATCGTGATAGAATTAACCAATTAATTAATGCTAAAAACAATGCTACATCAGATGAAGAAAAAACACAACTCGCGAAGCAGATTGAAGAATTAAAACTAGAATTTCAAAACAATTTACCACCTATAGTCGTGAATGAAAATGAAAATGATACTGACAATAATACATCAGGAGGAAAAAATAATAAATCTAAAAAAAAATATAGAAATAAACTAAAAACTAAAAAATATAAAAATACAAAAAAGATAAGAAGAATATTTAAAAAAAATAGATAATATTGGTATAAAATATAATATTGGTATAAAATATAATATTGGTATAAAATATTATATTTTTATTAATAATATTAAGTTAATTCAAATACTATAGTTCCACTTGAATTTTATCAACCCAGTATTTTAAATTTAGTTTTTCATTATTTATATTATTTAATTCATTATTTCCAATTGAACTCAAATATGAATTTAATAATTCTTCAGTAATTTCATTCCAATCATTTACAATTAAAACATTAAATTCATTAAATAAATTTCTAAAATTTGGAGAACGAATAATTGGAATACATCCCAATGCTATTGATTCCCATGTTCTATGACAATCCATACCATTACCAAAAGGCGATAATATGAATTTATATTTAGCCATTTGTTGCCATGTATTTGTTCTCTTAGTAAAATTATTATTTATTTCAAGTAAATTTCTTGGAATTGTTTGTAAAGATTTTATTCTATCATGAAATCTATCACTTCCGAGTGTAAATTTTACATAAATTTTATTTTTTCTATCTATAAATTTTGGCGATTCTTCAATTACTTTAAATAATATACTTTCTTGAAATATTGGCAAATGTGGTTCATCTTTTTCTTTCCACATATGATTCGAATTAGAATTTATCGTATGATAATCTAATCCAATCGGCATTTGAATAATTTTATCATTTTCTTGAATACGTGTATTTTGCGCTAACCAATAAATTAATAATGGAAAATTTAATAATTTAATTGTTTCGATTTGAGATAAGACTTCCATTGGAACACATAAATCAGAATCACCACTGACCAATATAAATTTATTTGTTATATTAGGCAATATCTTATTTACAAAAAAATTAAGCAACTCACTACATACATATATACTCATTCCATCAAATTTATCATTACTTGATAGCATATTAATTAAATATGATGTATCATTATTACAACTTGATTTGGGGTTTGAAGAATAAAAAGTACACGATTTTAATAATCCACGACTACATACCAATTTACATTTGTTTTCCATCATATAATATAAATTATATTAAATAATGCATTAATTAAATGTTATTCATGTCATTTTCTTTATACATTTCCAGAAAATGGCCCACTAATTAATTTAGATTTTCCATGATCGGTTTCACCAGTCACAATATTATTACCTTCAAATAATTCACTGCGAATATCGGCAACTGAAATAGTTTCATTTTCGGCGAATGTTTTTTCTTGTGTAACAACTCCAACACCAATCAAATTTCCTTCTTCATCAACATCTTGTGTAATAGCACCACCATATTTTTCGGCATTTTTTTTATTATCATCAATTGCTTTTTGCTTTGTTTCTTTAACACGTTGTTCAAAAGCATTTTTAGCGGCATTTTCATTTGTTTTCTTTTCGTGCGCTAATTGATTTAATTCATCTTCTAAATATTCAACACGACCAGTCTTGTATGCTTCGGGTTCCCAAGGCAACCATGTTCCAATAGGCCCGACATAAACATCAAAATTTGGATCAGCTTCTCGCAGCATTTTTGCTCTCAATTCAGCTTCTTCTTGGGTTGAATAATTTCCTCTTGCTTTAAATCCGCGAACTGATGTTTGAAAATTATTTTTAATATTAAATTTTTTCTCAAGTTCATGCTCGCGATTATCTATGAATGTTTTATAATCACTTTCTAATGATGATGAATTTACAATTAATTCACGTTCATCTTTAAGAAATTCTTCAAAATCAACAATAACTCCATCAAATTGAAGTCTATACTTATAAGAAATAAAATTTAAAAATTGATGAAATTTTTCCATAGATTTAGAAATTTCCCAATTCTTTAGGAATTCTTCAAAGAAAAATAACTCACGCTGTTTAACAATTTTTTCAGGAGAAATAAAAGAAAAACAACCAAAATTTTGTCCAGCAATAGGTCGATCTACCTCTAATAAATCTACATATTTAGGATTCTGTTGTCCCGTTTCAGTTGTTCTTTTCTCATATGTTGAATGTTTTGATTTTTTCCCCATCTTATTATTCATTAAACATTATTTTTTATTTAAGTTTTTATCGCAATTATATATTATTTTATTATTTTATTATTTTATATTATTTTATTATTTTATTATTTTATTATTTTATTATTTTATTATTTTATTATTTTATTATTTTATTATTTTATTATTTTATTATTTTATTATTTTATCATTTTATTATTTTATTATTTTTTATAAAATTTTATTTAATATTATTTCTAAATCTTATATTTTTTTTCTTTTTAAATAATATAAAATGAGTGGATTGTTCGACATTAATGAAATAATCAAAAGAACCATTAAGTATCTTATTGAAGGTTTAATGGTTTCTATTGCTGCCTTTGCCATTCCAAAACGATCGTTAAATTTTGAAGAAATTATTGCCCTTGCTCTCACAGCTGCTGCAACCTTTGCTATTTTAGATACATATGTACCATCTATGTCTGTAAGTGCCAAGCAAGGAACAGGACTTGGAATTGGTCTTCGACTTGCAGGTGTTGCCTAAGTACATTTATAAGATTTTATTTTTAAATTATTGTTTTTAAAAATAAAAAATAAAAAATAAAAAATTTCTTTTTATTATTTCACAATATTGAGAAAATTAAACAGTTGGAATTGCCTCCCAATCAATAATATTACATATTTGTCTCCATATATTATCGTGTTCTATCAATTTAACACGATCTTTTAACATAGGAATATTTTCTAAAAAATGTGTTTCATCCAATAATTCTAACAATTTATATAAAACAAAATGATAATTTAAAAAATTAATGCGTGTATCAGGACATACATGTGCATATGGAACTAATATTTCCATAAATAAATTATATAATGTTTCTTCTAATTCTTGACTAAATACCGGGGGAGATAATCCTAATTTATTTTTTATAAATGCTATGTGTTCATAATATTTATTTAATCCAAGTTTTTTAAGAATTTCTTTCATTTTTTTATAACTTAGTTCATTCATTTCAATACATTCTTTTTTAATTTGCAATTCAATCCATTCGATATGTTCATTTGGTATTTGTGTTGTTTCTTTTCCTTGAAATTGTGCTATAATTTCTTTAAAATGTGTAATTTTTTTGTAAGAATAAAAACATACTTCTTTTGGGGGTTCTTTATAACTTGGTTTTTCATTTTCTATTAAATATGGAATATGAGTAGCACAATGATTACATATTAATACTCCTTCATCTTCCAATGGTGTCATCTCGCCAATATTACATACATTACATATATCCATATTTTTCAAATATAAATTCATATCAATGAATGATTCATCGATATTGCTCAAATATTTTTGAACTAAATTTTTTGTATTTATTTCATCATTTGTATTACAATCTTGTTCAGTAGGTTGAATTTTAAAAATGCTGAATAATAATTGATTTTTTGTTGTTATAGGTTTTATATTATTTTCATCTGAATTCTCAATATTTTTTTTACTTTCAAAATATTCAAAAATATATTTAGAATTGTTTAAATAATAATTATTTTTTTTTCTTTTTAATTCATGAATATTTTCATTAATTTCAATTATTCGATCTCTAATTTCCATTTCTTCTTCAATGCTCAAATCATCATTCACTAATCTATATTTACACATTAATCTTTCAGATTTTAATTTAGGTATAATATTCACTTCATCTGACATAAATTCATTTACAAATTCAGTGTGTTTTCCACACAATGTAGTCAAATATTTTTTACAAACATTAATTTTTTTATTAGTTTTAGGTTTAAATGATGGCATATTTAAATATATTAATATTTTATTTATTTTCTAATTTAAACAATTGAATTAAAAAATAATGTTTCATTAAATATACAAAGAAAATAATTTCTCAATTATTATAAATTAGATAAATAAAAAATAATTTTGAGTAGTATCTTTTTGTCTTTGGTCACAGGGACACCTCTTTCTACTGAAACATAAAAAATTGATTCAATAATTTATATTTTTATAAAGTTATAATTGAATGATGAGTCAAATTAGAATTTTATCAATTGAAGGAAATATTGGTTCAGGAAAAAGTACAATGTTGAAATATTTAAAATCAAATTTGCGATTAGACGATAATAAATATAAAATTACGTTCGTTGATGAACCCGTATCTTCTTGGGAAAATATAAAAGATTCTAATGGTAAAAATATGATTGAGAAATTTTACAAAAATCCAAAAAAATATGCTTTTGCTTTTCAAATTATGGCATTTACTACAAGGCTCATTTACTTGAAAAAATCAATTGAAAATGCTTTAAAGGATGAACCTAATAAAAATATTATTATTATTACTGAAAGAAGTTTACATACAGATTGTTATGTGTTTGCCGAATTGCTGAAAAAACAAGAAAATATAGAAGATGTTTGTTTTCAAATTTACATGCAATTATTTAATGAATTTTCATTAGATTATTCTGTAAATACTCTCATATATATTGATACAACACCTCAAATATGTCATGATAGAATTAAACATCGAACACGTTTGGGCGAAGAAATTATAAGTTTAGATTATTTAACACAATGCCATGAAGAACACGAAAATTATGTCAACATAAAAATGAATCAAGTTAATAAAGTAGTTATAGATGGAACATTAAACATTGAAGAAAATCCCGAAATATTAGATGAGTGGTTAGAAATTGTTAATTATTGTATAACAGATATTAATTAATATTTTCTTGACATATTTTAATGAAATCTACATCAAATAATAATTCAAAAAAGACCACAATTAAGCAAATACAATCTTCAACGAATCTTTATTCCACAAAATGAAGAAATAAAATATAAAAGTTTTTTTCAGAAGTGATATAGTATATGAATTTACAAATGATGTTAAAAATATTTATAAAAAAATAGAAAGCCATGCATATTAAATCAAAATTATAAATTATACAATAATAATTTTATAAAAAATATAATCAATGACATAGAAAATGATATAACAGATTATATAATAAGTTTATCGAATTTGAGTGCCATAGAAGGAAAATATAATTTTATAAAAAGAAAAAATTAACAGTTGTCTTTAAATTCTTTTTTTATAAAATTAAAAAAATTGATTTAAATAATTTAAATATATCTTGACACATATTACTATTATTCAAAACATCAAATGGATCTCAAACAAAACAAATTATCTAAATCTGAGTGGAATTCTATTGAAATTGCCGTGTCTGAAAGTGAAAAAGAAGTTTTAAAGCTCATCACACAAGGATATAATAATGTTAACATCAAAGTTAATAAGACGGATTCATTATTTACTTACTTGAAAATTGATTTTAGCCAATCATTGGAAGATTATTTATTTAGCAAGTACTTTTTGGATAAAATAAAAACATTAGTTGAGAAATATAATTTATCATACATTTATTTCAACGCAACTAAAAAACAACAAATATGTCAGACAGGAGAAAATTATATTGTTAATGTTGGCAGCATTGTTAAACTGAAAAGTGTGGATCAAATTCGCGTATCAAGATTTGACGCGATTGATGAGACTATTGCTGAAAATATTTATGAATATATTTTATTACATCATCTTGAAAGCATGTTAAAATATATTAAACGCGATGATAACAAATGGCATCTTCATTATTATACATTAAATAAATTACTACAAAATAATATAGACAAAATTGTTCACTATGTGAAAGATATTTGTCAAATGGTGTTGATGAAAAAGGAAGAAAATGTAAATTTATTATATATTCTTAAACATTCATCAGACATTATTGAAAAAAATAAAAATTTGTTAAAATTAGCTGACATGTCTTTGTACAATCATCAAAAACAATTATTCAATGAAATTAAACGCCCTGGGCCAAAATTAATTCTTTATATTGCTCCAACAAGTACTGGAAAAACAATTTCTCCACTTGGATTATCAGAAGGAAATAAATTGATATTCGTATGTGCTGTAAGACACGTTGGATTATCATTAGCTCGTTCAGCAATATCAATAAATAAAAAGATTGCTTTCGCATTTGGATGTTCATCAACCTCTGATATTCGATTACATTATTTTGCAGCAACTGACTATACAAAAGATAGAAGGAGTGGTCAAATTCGCAAAGTAAATAATGCTATTGGAGATAAAGTAGAAATAATAATTTGTGATGTTCGTTCATATTTACACGCAATGTATTATATGTTGGCATTCAATGAAGCAAAAAATATCATAACATATTGGGATGAACCAACAATTAGTATGGACTATGAAAGGCATAGTTTACATAAAATTATTAAAAAAAATTGGAAAGAAAATGTTATACCAAATGTTGTGTTGTCATCTGCTACATTGCCAAAATTATGTGAATTGGAATTAACAATTGATGATTTTAAAACACGATTTACAACAAATGATGGTGATATTCCTAGCATCATAAATATAGTAAGTCATGATTGCCGTAAAACAATTCCTCTCATTGACAGCAATGGATATATTATAATGCCTCATTATTTACACGAAAATTATAGTGATGTATTAAATGTTGTACTTCACTGTGAAGAAAATTTAACATTGTTGAGATATATTGATTTACAAGAAACCGCGAATTTCTGTCTATATGTTGAAAAAAATAATTTATCATCTCGTGCTTGTAAATTTGAACGCAATTTCGCAAGCATAAATGATATTGACATGCAAAGCATTAAAATATATTATTTAAAAGTACTTAAAAACATTGTTCCAAATAAATGGGCACAAGTGTACAACTATTTCACTTCGTCGAGAATCAGAAAAATAAACATCAATACAACGGTAGACTTAAAAGGCAACAAAAATAAAATATCCAAAATAAATAGTATTGGACCAGGAGTAACTTTATCAACAACCAGAGAGCAAAGTAGCGGAATTGCTGAACAACAACTCAATAACGTTGGAATTTATATTACTACACGTGATGCTCATACATTGACCGATGGACCAACTATATTTATTGCTAATGATTTACAAAAAATAGCAAAATTTTATATTAAACAATCTAATATTCCCGCATGTGTCATGTCAGATATTCAAAATAAACTTGATATGAACGCAGAAATCAATGAAAGAATTTGCGAATTAGAAAAAAATATTGAATTTGAAGAAAATAAAATCGCATCAAAAGTGACTGATGATTCCAAACAAACTAAAAAAATTAATAAAACTGAGAATCGACAAATTTCTCAAATGAGTGAACAACTTAATAATTTAAAATTAATTATAAAACGTGCTACAATCGACGATATGTTTATTCCAAATAAATTAACACATCTAAATAAATGGGCTGAAGGATTATCTAGCACATCTCGATCATTCACAAGTTCAATTGATGATAATATTGTTGAATCTATTATGTTACTAAATAATGTTGATGATAGTTGGAAAATATTACTATTATTAGGAGTTGGAATATTTACAGACCATAAAAGCTCAGAATATAGCGAAATAATGAAACAATTGGCAGACAAACAAAAATTATATTTAATTATTGCTGATAGTGATTATATTTATGGAACAAATTATCAATTCTGTCATGGATACTTAGGAAAAGATTTAGATTTAACACAAGAAAAAATTATTCAATCTCTTGGAAGAATTGGACGAAGCAATATTCAACAAGAGTATACCGTAAGATTTCGCGATGTTTCACAAATAAATATGTTATTTCAACATTTAAGTTTTGCTGAAAAAACAGAAGTTATAAATATGAACATATTATTCAACTCGAAAAATATAAAATGGAATAAAGAAACACAAGAATATGAAAATAATGATGAAATTGATGAAGATGAATGTGATGAAGAAATCAATGAAGAAATCAATAAAGACATTGGTGAAGATGAACAAGATTTAAAACAATCATAAAATAAGATATATAAATAAGCTTGATGAAGAAAATAAATAAATAATTAATTAACTAATTTTCAATTATTTTTTATTTTTTATTTCTTAAAATAATTTGTAAATAAAAATAATAGAATAAATTTATATTCTTGAACTACACAATTATCTTCAATTAAATTATTAATAATTTGAATACTTTCAATATACATGCTGTCGTTAATAAACATACAATTTTTATATAATTATAATTGAATTATAAAAAAATATATT